CTAAAGCCTATTAGAGCCTTATTTTTGACACCTAGCATCAAGGAAGGACTTAGTACTTCCAAGCCATTAAGTGGGCTGTATGAGCCTCTAATGCCCCAATAAAGGGTATTAGTCAGTTTCTTAGCGTAGTACTCTCTCGTAATTATGGTCTTTTCGGTTAAATTGGCTGTAAAACCCCTTGCAATAATCCTATTTTGGCTGATAGTATCATTCACTACAAAGATATTAGAATCTTTTTTAATAGTGTCAGAATAGGCTTTGACCTTATAATAATCGTTTAATACGTATAAGGTATCGTGTACAGGAATCTGTACAGAGTCAATGATATAGAATGGTATATCATTCCCTTTCTTGTACGTATTAACGTACAATGTTTTGTACGTAGTATCGTGTATCTCTACTATCTTTTTGTACTGAGAAGTATCGAACTGCTTAGCAATTCTAGGTAAGTAGGTAGGTTTTAGTAAAAAATATAGCCATAACACAAGGAGTATTACGGCTATAAACAAGATGTTGTCTTTAAGGAATTTCATTATAACTCCTCTTCTATTTCTTGTTCGTCAAAAATCACACCAGTTACCCAATCTTTTAAGAAATAAAACTCCTCTAATCCTTTAGGATTTAATACCTCAATAGGCTTAAAGTTAAACTCAGTTTCGTTAAGGCTTTTAATATCGTCTCTTAATTTCTTAAGGCCTTCTTTAGTAAACTTATATTCTCCCTTTTCGTCTACTGTTAAAACGCCTTTATCGTCCGTAGCAGCGTTATCTAACCTAAGTTCCTCTACTTTGTTAACGTACTCTTCTTGGTAAGGCTTTAATTTCTCGCCAAACTTAAATAGTTTCTTTTGAACCTTAGTTTCTTGTTTACCAATTACTTGGTTAATTTGGCCTATTACTAGACCGATTTTTTCATACTTCATAAGTTGATTATTTTTTACAAATATATTACATATTTGTAGTTTCCCAAGGATTAGGAAGTACTATTATTAAAGGGTTAACTACTGCCTCTAAGTTAATCGTTAATTGAGCGTCTAATTCTACTACGTCTACTTGAGCTTCTACCCAACTACAAACTTGCTCGAATGTAAGATCTGGATAAGCCGTAAAGTCAGTTTCCGAAGGAGTAGTACAGTCGATAGTCCCGAAATTATTAACATTAAATTCCTTAGAATCTACTGTCGTACTAGCTACTCTATTCCAATGTACGCGGACTACTACGTCTATTAAATCGCCTTCTTGCGGCTTGGTGTCCATTTGTGAAATTTGCCAATAGTAATTGATTGCCATTTTATTTATATTTTATTTGTTACCAAAGATTATTCCAAGTACTACCATTATAAGCCTGTAAAAGATTTGAAGTAGTATCATATACTATACATCCTGCTATTTTTACTGATGCAGGTAAGGCATTTTTTTGTGTTGTTGTCATTCTTGGTGGTATAAACCCTGCTGTTGTAGTATCCAATCTAAGACCTCCTAGCATTGTTAATTGGTCTGCTGCAATACCACTATTACTTAAAACAACATTATAAGCAGAAGAACCATTACCATTAAATGTTTGAGTATATCCATAAGTATTAATTATTCCACCAAGTAGTGTCATATTCCCCACGATAGAAGCACCACCACCTGATGCACCTAATGTTTTAATAGAAAATCCTCCATAAGTCGGGTCATTAAATTGTAAGAATTGCCCATTTGCAACCTGTGTAGTATTATTTAAGTAAACTAATCCGTTAAATGTTTGAGTAGAACCATATGTTACACCGCCTGCAAATATAGTTGCACCTGAAACATATAAATCACCGCTTACCTGTAATTTAGCTGAACCATATATTTGACTAGAACTTCCTATAACTAAATTTCCGGCGTTTATAAAAGAGAAGCCGCTAGAATCGCCGTTAAAATCCATTGTAACCGTATTTGAACTAAATATCTGCATATAACCAATATCGGTCGCCGTAGAAGAGGATCTATCGCCCATACCTATAATTTGATAAGTAGCGCCGAACATATTAAGTCGAGGTAAATCGCTACTACTACCTACTATTTTTAAAGTACTATAAATTTGAGTAGTAGCATAACTTTCGCCTATTTGTAATAAAGTACCCGTAGCGTCGCCTTCCATAGCGCGATAATTAGTAAAGTAAACTCTATTACTTCCTCCCGATAAATATAATCCACTACCCGAACTAGTTGCTCTTAGATTTCCTTCTGCTCTAATATCACCATTTACATCAAGTTTATAGTTTAACGCAGAAGAACCAACTCCAACATTACCACCTAATTGATTTATAATTACACTACCAAAGTTTGTGTTATACCCACCTGAATAACCTGATCCTCCTTGTAAGTATAAACGTCCGCCACTATATCCGGCTCCGTTATCCGATTGACCGGCTATAATTAGTAAATCTTTACCTCTTCCCGTACCTTGATCCGAAGGAGACGCGCCGCCACTTGAAGCCATTTGTATAACTCCTCTACCGCTGTAATATTGCCCTATTTCTATTAAAGCAGTAGTACCCGTTCCCGCAGTAGAAGTTCCTCCGTTACCTCCGTCAGTAAAAGAAGCTATTTTACGAGTCATAGTTTGCGAACCCATATCGTAATAAGGCCAAGTAGGAATAGCCGTAGTATTATTAGCAGTAGTAGATAAAGCCGTAAATCTAAAGCCAACAGTAGCAGTTGTCCCCGCTACTATTACGTTAGTTCCGTCATCGTAAATATTACTATTTGCAATCGCCGAAGTACCAGACCATTTAGCAATATATCCGCTATTTCCCGTTCCCGAAACAGTACCCGAACCGCCACCGGTTGCACTTAATACGCCACCGCTTAAACTTAATCCGGTTCCTACTGTTGCGGCTATATAATCGCCCGCGTTATCAGTATAGATAACTCTATTTCCTCCTCCGCCATAGTTACTACTATTTAAAACTCCGTTGCTCTTTACTCTAAAACTTTCTTGAAAAGCACCTCCCGCAGTATAAGAAGTATAAACTACAAAAGCGCCCTTTTCGTCAGTATTTATCCCGTTTTCTTTTTGTCCCGAAATAACTGCGAATAAACCCGTAGCATTCGCCGTAGATTTATAGCCCGCAAAAGTTATCGCTCCTCCTACATTTATTCCGGACGTAGTTGTATCTCTTAAAAAAATATTAGGAATACTTGAACTACTAAATGACCTACTACTACCGATATTTGCATCAATAGTTAATCTTGCAAAAGGAGTAGTATTATTTATTCCTACAAATCCGGTACTAGAATCGATAGTCATTCTATCGCTTCCCGTAGTTTGGAAATATAAACTTCCCGCTATTGCGTTTAATGTAGTAGTAGTACCGTTATTATATAAATAAGTTTTTGCAGTTCCTCCACTACTTAAAACTAACATACTAGTACTAGATCCGTTAATATCTACGGTTACTCTACCCGTTGCCGTATAATTTGGGCTAATAGTTCCAACGCCTATATTTCCGGTAGGATTTATAACTAGATTATAGCTCGCCGTAGTTTCATTATAAAATCCTATACTATTGACATTATTTACGCCCGTATATAAAGTATAATTTGTAGAACTTGTAGAATCTATAAGTTTTATTTTATTAGTTTGAATGCTTGACTCAAATACAACGGCTTTGCTAGAATTAATAGTTACCGCAGTAGCAATACTACCGACACTTCCTACGCCAAATATTAAAGCGCCCGAGCTTCCTCCTTCTCTATTGTATTTTATATAAGCGGCCGAAGAGTTTGAACCACTATCGTAATCCCTAAACCATTCTAAACCCCAAGCAGTAGCAGCATTATTAATTGTATTATAAAGTCTTAAACTACCTTCATTAGCAGTTGTACTTTTTACTTCTAAAGATGCGTTTACATTAGTTGTATTTATACCTACTCTTCCGCTTGTTGAATTAATAACTATTCTATCGTTTCCGGCTACTCTTATATAGGCTTGATAACCGCTAGCAGAATTAAAGTTAATAGCGCTTCCGCTTCCGTCTCCTACTTGTAACCCATCTAAAGCAGTAATACTATAAGTAGATGAAACACTACCTACTTGTAATCTATTATTACTAGCATCCCATAATAAATTACTTTCTCCGTCTATTGTATTAGTACCGGTAAAAAATGCTACTTGTCCTATTGCTCCACCCGTTGCGGTGACCGGATTAGTTAAAGCGTTTTGTTTGTTGTTAAATGTTGTCCAATCAGTTGAAGATAAATATCCATTAACCGAAGTAGTCGCAACAGGAATAGAAATTGTATTTGTAGTTCTTACTAAAGGACTAGAAAATGTTAATACACTTTCCTTGCCATTAAATGTTGACCAATCAGCCGAACTTAATGCACCTCTATTTGTTGCACTAGCCGTAGGAACATTTAAAGTTATTACAGGAGTTGTAGTACTCGTTGCAACTGTACTTGATAAATCCGTTCCACTTGTACCTAATGTTAAAGCAGCTACAGAAGTAACTGTTCCCCCACTTGAAGGACTTGTATTAGTAATTGTAAAGTTTGGATAAGTTCCAGTTACACTAATTCCTGTACTTGCAGTTAAAGCAACTGTTTGGTCAGGTAAAGAGTTTGTTATAACCCCTGTTGTATTGTTATAACTTATTCCTGTACCTGCACTTAAAGAAGCTAAAGTAATATAGTTAGAACCATTAGTTATTTGAGTATTGTTTGTAGGTATAGTTATAACTCCTGTTGTAGAATTATATGCTCCACTACCTGCTACAAAACTTAATGATGCCCTTGCTCTTACATCAGTATAATAAAGATTAGTACCCTCTGTTACTTGCGTAGTTGTATAATCGCCGCTAGTCGCTACTACTGCTCCGGTTCTACCAAAAACGGAAGTTACCGGATAAGAAATATCGCTAGTTAAAGCTACTGTCCCGTTTGCATTGGGAAAGGTATAAGAACGATTCGCCGTATTACCCGAAGTAATAAACTTGCTTAAATATAAATTACCATTTTGCCAAGATATATCCCCTAGACTATCCGCAAATAAAGATACTTCATTAGCAGATGCGGTTGCACTAGCAGATTGATGCTTTAATCCTAAATGACCAAGACCTCCTGTTCCTTTAGCGTGTAAAGATTGAGCATTCAATTTAAACGCACCTAAATCAACATCTTGGGTTGCACCTGTGTAGGGAACATATCCTGTTAACGCAGGGAAGGTTGTTAAGTTACCTGCTCCGTTAATATACTGAAGATTAGTTCCGTTAAACCCTATGTTTATCGTTCCACTTGTCGTTATAGGAGAACCTGTAATATTTAATGAATCTCCAGTTTCAGTAACTGCTACACTTGTTACAGTTCCATTAGTTCCACTTGCTTTCTGCCATATAGAACCTGAATATATAACTTGGTCAGAAACTACAAAAGATATTGCACCAGCACCGAAGTTTACTGTACCTGCTACACTACATAAATAAACATCTCCTTGATTACCTGTTCCATTGACCAAAGTAGGGGTATTAGTACTAGCATCCCAAGTACCTTTATATTCCATTACAGAGTTAGGTAACTGAGATACTAATATCTTACCATTAACATCTAATTGAGGGATACCTAGTGAACCGTCAATATTCAATGAACTTACCACTCCACTTGTACCTACTAAAACACCTGTAAGACTTTTTACCTTAGTTTCCCCTGTTATTTGTATTTGACTGCTCATCTATATTAAGTTAATTTATTATGCGAAAATAGCCCTTATAAATTCATCTGATTGAAGTGCCCTTGCAGATGCAAAGGTAATAACTCCTGTAGTAGTATTAAATGTTACATTTTCATCTGTTGGAGTACCACTTGTATTTATTGTTCTAACCTCTATGCCACCTCTAGTAACTGACATACAAGTAGACCCGATTGCACCTACAAATGTTACTGTTGTTTCACCACCTGCTGCTGTATAAGAATAACTTGTCACGCTTGAAGTTGATATTGTTGAGCCTCCGTTAATTACTTGAGTTCCTGATATTGCAAAAGCACCTGTTCCTTGCAAAGATAAAGAGTAAGTTGATGCACCTTCTACAGGCGCACTTAAACTAATTGATGTAATATTAGCAGTTCCACTTACTATAGAATAACCATAGGTATCACTACCATCTGCATTGTCATTGTCTATAGAAAATCTAACATCTATAGAAGCTCTATCTAATTGTTTCTGCATTAAAGCAAGATAAGAGTACCCGCTTAAGGCTACAAACCCATCACAACTAACAGTCCAAGAGCTAACGTCATTTTTAAACTCTCTGAAGTAAGCTGATGTCTGTGAGGTTACTTCTACTTGTTCAGTAGATGATTCAAATGTACAGCTTGTAGAAGCACCCATAGGGGTTCCTAATGGTATAGTTGTAGTTACTTGAGCTATATTACTAGCTTGAGTATAAAGAGTAATTTGATTGGTTGTTGTACCTGCGTAATTAACCTTAATTAGAAGCCTATCTGTGGCACTTATAGTTGTTTGAGTAACTGTCATTGCCGTAGAATATAAGGTCGTAGATGTGGCTGTTAAGGTCGTTGCTGCCGATGTAAACAACAAGGTAGCTACACTACCATTATATTTATATAATTGATACTGAACCTGAGCACCTGCAAAGGCAGTTAGAATAGAATAATAAGCACTAAAAGTCCAAGTTCCTGCTGGTATCGTAGTAACACCAGGATCTAAAGCATCCGTAATAAACGAAGCTATTGTTCCTGCTCCTGTTTTAGTAAATGTAACCGATGTTCCACCTACTTGACTTCTGCTTAATTCTTTACATACAATACTATCAAAAGTACCTTGTGCAGTACCTCCATTAAAGTAGTAGATAGCGTTGCTATCATATTCATATAAAACTATATTAGTTCCGTTAATTACTGATGCCATATTGTAAAGTTAAGTTGTATTTATTGTTAATTGTAAATTCCAGAATGGCCCTAATGAGCCACTATCTGTTATATAAATAGGAGTAATAATAAAAGGTGATGCTAATATTTGAGCAGCACTAATTTCTACTAATTGCACAGAATTTAATTGATTTGCATAAGCATTTTGACTTACTCTATTCATAATAAATTTCTTACCACTAAAAGACAAATTCCCCGATAGAGTATCGGCTGTAGTAAAAACTTTGTCTAAATATACAAAACCTACATCGCTAGTATGTTCACCTAAATCGCATTCAACAGTTGCTATATTTTTATTTAAGTTTCTTATGTTTTGATATGTCATATAAGTAATCATATCAGTTGCTATATTAGGAGTCCCCATAGTTGCTGATGAATACCAATTTTTTAATTGTACCCCACTACTATTAAATAAAACACCCTTATTAGATGAATATACACTTGTTATATGTGTAGAAGGATAATTATTGCCGTATGGTTGGTCAAATACTTCTATAGTGGTTTGATTTTCAATATCGGATATAAAATTTGTTTCTATATATTTTACATTACTACTTGCTCTTTGTATATTAAAATTTTCACATGTTATTGTACCAGGCACATCACATAAAACCTTAAATTGTAAATAACCATATATAGGAACATTTGAAACAAGATATGGTGGTATATCTTTAGATAATGACGTTTCTGTTGCGGCTAATGTTAAATTTTGTACTGAAGATTGCCAAACATCATTTGAATCTAAATATCTTGTGCCTGATGAGGTAATTAATTTTATTTGCAATTTTTGTGCTACTTGTGTACTATATTTGAAACTTAATTGAAATGACACTTCGCCAATATAAGGTAAATGAAGAGTGCTTCCATTTTCAAAACTAGCAAGACCAGTACTACCACAAGTCAAAAAAACTTGGTCAAATTGACTATCTGCAACATTTAAAATTAATACAGATGAATTACCTGTAAAAGTACTTATAAAACCAGTTGCATAAAACGTACTAGTATTTAGCTTTAAATCTCCATTATCACAATAGTTTAAAGCCGATTGGTAGGCACCTCTACCTTGTATATTATAAAATCCTTTCTTAAATATTTTTACTTGGCTATTGTTAATAAAATGCACATTACCATCTTGGTAAGGCTCTATGTCAACTGTATTATACAAAATACCAGCAGCTTCTATTGTTGTTGAAGGCAAAAGATATTTAGTATAGTAATTTGTTGCAGATGCCATTTCATTTATAGAAACTATCCACCAATCCCCATTAGCTTGTAATAATCTACAATTAAAAGACTTCATTATATTTAGAATAATGTTATAGTAGGACTCACCCATAAAATCTCTTCTATATTGTAAGGTTTGGCCAAAAGGTTCATAACTTACAGCATCTTGCCTATCATTCATACCATCTGCAAAATAAGAACAAGCTACTACTAAGTTTAAGTCTTCAGGGTATTCCATTGCACTTAATCCTGCGTTTAGTACATTTAATAAAGATGTTAGTTGATTAATACTATCATCTCTCACATATTCAATACTTTCAAGAAAGGAGATACCATCAACACAAGTAAAGTCTGCTTGTGCTATACCTGTTGTAAAACTAATTTGTGTATAATCATTAAACAAAAATCCTCTCCACATTACGTTAACATCCTCTTTTAGAATTACCCAATATTTTTTGTCATCTTGACTATCAATATCAGGGAATTGGTCATAGTCGTCTTGTGTTTCTAATATAATAGAAAAGTTAAGCTGTGTTGATATTATTGCAGGTTTTGGGTATTCTTGATTTGAATTTGGTTGCAATATCATTCCAACTGGTTTATATGCCTTAACTATACCAGCAACATAATCTTTTTGATAAATCTCAATTACTTGATTATTGCCATTTCTTAATATTTGCGTTATAGTATATCTTAATCCGTATGCCATTATGCTAAACTAATTGTTTGTCCTTTTATATTAGATGCCTTTTGTGCTCTGTTTACAGATAAAAGTAAGTCTTGTCCTCTCAACATAAACGTTCCACCACCTCCACCGCCTATCATATCTTTTAATTTGTCTAATGGAGCGACAACCTCAGGGTTAGTTCTAGCACCTGGGTATTCACCCATTAACCCCATTGTAGGGCCACTTATTATACCTCCATCAGCAAACTTTTTTACACCACTTACTTCATTTTTCTTGTTAAGTTTTGCTTTTAAATATGCTCCTGCGGCAACAGCTACTATACCTGCTCCAATTGCTGCCAATGCTGTAGCTTTACTAGGTTTTTCTAATAATTTTAAAGCTAAAAATACTGATGTACCATAAGCTATAAGGGCTTTACCTAAGCCATCTAGGGCATCTGCAAATAATTTTTCTAATCCATCAAATAATTTAACTTCATCTCCTGCAATTGTTTTGCCGAGTGCATCACCTAAAGCGTACAAGGATTCATTAACAAATTTTGTAATAATACCATTTATGCTATTAATTGTTTCTGTCCAGGAAACATTAAAACTTTGAATTTTATCTTTTGATCCATCTATTGCTCCGTCAACTCTTATTAGTGCATCTTCTATTTTATCGAATTCAGCTGCTGTATATCCTCCAACAGATGCTAATTCATATAACTTATTTTTATAATTTTCTAATATTGCAATCCTATCTGCTGCTGTAGTCTTACCACTAGCATTTGCTATTTTCATAGCAACATCGGATTCTATTTTTAATGCGTCTAGGGAATTTTGTAAATTTCTATCTGCAATTACTTTATCAGCGGCTGCTGCTTCTTTATTTTTTCTTTCTTGTTCTTTAGCTTCTTTATCATCATAATATTTTCCAATATCTAATATCTTTTGTCTATAGGCAGCAAAATGTAAAGTAGCATCTTCATAGCCTGCAGCATTCATTTTAGCTAACCTATCTTCTAAATCTAAAAGGGCTTGATATTCTTTTTTAGCCCTTTCGTCTAAAGTATCTAAATGTGATTTTGTTTGAGCATCATCAGCATCCTTAATAGCTTTTAATTTTTCTGCATCTGTTTTTTCTGTGGACTTTAATAAAGTTTTATTTAATTTATCAATAATAGCTTGTATATCTGAATCATTTAAACCAGATTCTTTTAATGCCTTGAAATAAGCAGTCATTGTTTTTTTACCTTCAACAGTAAGAACATCAGCTATAGCACCAGCGGTTTTCTTTACTTCTGCAACTGATTCTGTTTGTAATTGACCAAGACTTTGTACAAGCGTTTTAATAATGCCTTCTACACCATTACTAGCATCAGCAAATGCAAAAGCAGTATTAGCCGCAATTAATAACTTATCTAAAGCACTTGTTTGGTCTTGTAAACCAGCTATATCTTTTTTTATTGCAAACTCAGAAGCCTTTGCAAAATAATATTCGGCCTTAGCCTTTAACATTAAAGCCTCTACATATTTAGGAGATTTATCAATTAGGGCTTGTTCGGCTTCAGCTAAAGTAGTTACTTTGCCAAAAGAATCTCCAAGTTTTTCATTGTATAATTGTATAGCAGCACTCTTATCTATAAATCCATCTTTAGCTGCTTGAACTATTGATGTTATTTTTAATATTTCTGTTCTTGCTGTATCTGTAGATTTAGCAGATTCTATTGTAGATTTACTTAATTCCCTTTGAGCCTTTTCTAAATCTGTAGTTTTTAGAATAGCATCATTTATTTGTTGACCATAAGCTGTATATAAAGCAACAAGAGCTGAAAATGCAAAATATGCAGCACCACCAACTGCTGCAACACCGCCTAGTAATGCTGGTAGGTTATTTTGAATACCTCTAAACCCATAAGGTAAATCTTGTATGACTAAAGACAATGCTAGCCATTGTTGATTTGATTTTTTTACTGAATCTCCAGCCCCAGCAATAGCACCTGTAGTTTTTTTAGCAGTTTCACCAACTTGACCTAAAATCTTATTTGTATCTTCTAAATTCTTATTAGTAACTTTTACATTACCACTAACGATTGTGGCAGTTTTACCCATACCCTCTAGAGCCTTTGTAATCTTTTCAATTACCTCCTTGGTTATCCCAATGTCTGCCTTAATCTTAATTACTATATTCTCTTCTGCCATTATCTTATAAGTTTATATATGTCCATATTTTTTAAGTACAGCCTTTAGTTCATTTTCATCCATTACTCTAGGCTTGACAAAGTTACGAGTATCGCAGTCTAATTCAATAAGCTCACTAGGTTTAACCTTCTTCCCTTTTGGTAGTTGAATATTAATTAGCATAGTTGTCTGCCACCTTGTTCTAATCCATTGCTGCTCTTCCTCGTGCCTATAGCCATACCAAACAAAATCTAACTCAGCCATCGTCATCTCCCAAAACAAATGGGGAAGCACTTTGCACTCCCCCATCGTATATTTCTCTATGTCAATCCACTCTAATTTTTTTTTACTCCATCCTTTTTACTTGACTTTGTTGGCTTCTCTTCTATACCGCTATTTAAACTATCTGTTAGTGCTTTCATCACATCTTGGAACTTCTGACTCCCCATTCCTCCCATATCATCTACCCAATCACAAACCTCAATTTCAGTAAAGGTTGGTGTTATACCTTGTGAGTATAATGGGTATTCAGCAGCTGCTTTCAGTAAGTTAATAATAGCATCTAAAGATGTTTGCCCACTTAAAGCCTCTCCTATGTCAGAAGGCCCTATTTTTTGTAATTGACAGAATCTTTTAAGACTCCACGTACAAAAACGCATCGGTATCTTCTTCCCATCGGAAAGAGTTAGTTCAAATTGTCCTCTCATATGTTTGGTTTTATCTTCCGTTAGGAAGGTTGTTTTTGGTTAGTTTGCTTAGTTAGTTGATTGAGTCAATGCTCCTGTTCCTTTGAAAGAAACTGAGTATGTAACTGGATTCTCCATATCAGCAGTTATATCAACACTTTCAATAAACGCAGAACCTGACCATATTGTATCACCTGTAACTGGAGTTACACCACCTACTGTTGAGTTGTCTACTGTAGTAAATTTAACTGAAACTGCGGTTCTAGCTACTGCTAAAGCGGTTAGTTCAGATGTACTTATATATGTAGCAGTAGCACCTGGTACTACTGTAGCTAAGCCATCAGTTGTTAAAGACCAAGACTTTTGTCCACCAATCTCAACAGCCCATCCTAAACTTTCTTTTGTAGATGCATCTGGAGCATCTATAGCTATGCTTAAAGAACAAGAAGTAGAGAATGCTATTACTTCGGTTCCAATTAGAACTACTAATGAAGTTCCGTTAAATACACTTGTTGTTGCCATTTTATTTTATTTTTCTTTTATGTTAATTGATTTAAGAAATGATCCATTGTTATTACCCTTCTAAACACATAAGCCTCATTTACATAGTCAAAGGTAGCAATATTACTAGCAACCATACAAGTGACTATTTTAAAGTTAGGTGATGTATCAGGATAATTAGGAGGTCTAACTCCTATTATAGCTAATAATTCATCAGCATAAGTATCAACAGTTTTCTGCCCTACTTCTCCTGCTTTAAAAGTCCTATAAACTATGTCAAATTGGATAGTAACATCAAATGCAAATGTTTGCTTGTTGCTATTATCCACTTGTGTCTGACTGCTAATAATCAAATAAGGTGGCTCTACAGTATCAGGTGCTATGGTATCATATGCAACTAATGAATAAGAGGCCGATGCAAGCTTGTCAACATAAGCTTTCCTTAATGTATATCCGCAGTCCTTCATTTTTTACAAATTTAAGGAAATATATTTATATCCTTATTTTCTTAATCTTGTTAACCATCTTACCTAAAACCTCGCTATATGAATTAAACATAAAAGGTCTATAAGGCATACCTATAAACTTTTTACTTTTCTTAAATGTTAAGGCATACGCTTCTAATTCATTCATATTTATATTTGGGTAAACAGGTATGCCAAAGCCAAAATCTCCTGTACCAAATTCTACATATGGAGCATAACGAGCATTAGCATATACTGTTGCACCAGCACCTTCTTGGTATGTTGTATATCCAATAGATCCTTTTAAATAACCTGTTTTAACTGGGACTTTTACTCTAGCAGCATTTGCTATCTCTTTAACAGACTCATTTATAATCTTTACAGTTTCCATCTGAATTGTTTCAGATGCTTTTTGTAGTTTTTTAACTAGAGCATTACCTCCGTCTATTGTTACATCAAAACTGCTCATTACTTAAGAGTTGCACAACCGATTAAATAATATTGATTCAAGTCGCTTTCGTTTATGATAGAGTTAATCATATAAGTTCTTGATTTCCAAGTAATTACAAGAGCATTGTTAAATGTCTTGCCACTTGTGTATCTAATCCTAAATGTAGCAACATCATTAATATTATCCTTACCTGCTATGTTAGTCCTAGAATTGCTATTAGAGACCAATTCAGCCCAGCAAGTGTAATAAGGTACAAGTGTGTTCACAAACCCACCAGCACTATCAGATACGCTTGTTTTAGTGTTAAACGTTATTCTATTTCTTAATTGTCCTATCATTATAAGAAGGTACTTACCCTTTTGTAAGGTTTCATTAATTCGTAAGCAGTTGTTAAATTGGCTGAAGGCTTAGTGCTTTCAACGCTTGATTCTCTGTATTCATATAAATCACCTACCATCTTCAATAGAGCAGTTTTCATAGACTCAGGAGTTGTAGAATATCCACAAGTATAAGTAAATCTAAACTCACTCATAAGTGGAGATACCATATAAATCTTTTTATAAGTATCACCTAAAACTCTATAATCTCCAAGTACCATTGCTACCCAAGCAGCACCATCCCAATATTCTACTAATGTAATACTATTGATAGGGGCATAAGGAAGCTCTATAAACTCATCTACATAAGCTACTACTTTTAAAGTTCTAGCCGTCATAGCTACCGCAGCATACTGCTCTAATCTGATTCTAGCCGTTTCTATAAGGTTAGTAATCAAAGTATCATCTTCGCTATAATCTACTCTTAAATAATCTTTGGCTGCCTGTAGGGTAACTATTGTCGCCGAAGGGGCTACTGTAGTAGTTACATCTCTTAGTATCTGCATTATGCTAATTTTTACAAAAATAACTAAAATTTAGTGTAAACAAAAAGGGATAGCTTTTTAGGCTATCCCTTGTATTGTAAATCTAATTAAAGATTAAGCAACGTTACCGAAATCACCATAAATAAACGCACCAGCGTAATAGATAGGTAAAGCGATACGAGCTTCAACTCTTACAGTAATCATATTCTTAGTAAAGTTATCACCATCAAATTCAGAGAACTGAACTGAGATACCTTGATTCTGCATAATTTGAGCACCCATAGACCAGTCACCTACTACAAACTTATCTACTGCGATTGCAGTTGATTTGTAAAGAGGGATACCAGCGATAGATACACTACCATCA